AGTGTAGGAAGCGTAATTGAGTTTGAATTCTGACTGATCGGAAGCTTAAAGGCCCTGCTTACCAGTTTTCCAGTCTCATAGGCTCTTTCGAGAAGAACTGTCGATACATCGGTACCAACTAAGACTCCGCCATCAGCGGGGGTCGTCTCGTTCATGCCAGCAGCATTAGAGATTTTGAGCACTTCAGCATTGAGCTTGCCAAGCTTTTCGGCATACTCTGACTCGTTTTTGGACTTATGAACCGCTTGGAAGTAGCCGCCGACAGATCCGAAGATTTCACGGGTGATTTCCGTCACAGAGTTTTGACTCTTTGGTTGCGGATAGACCGGAGTATTCACGGGTTCTTTATTCGCTGCTATTCTTGCTTCCATCGCCGTTTGCGCCAAGATTGTCTTTTCAAGATTCGTGATATCAGTTTCCAATGCATCGTAGGTCACCTGCTCATCTGGGGTCATAGCTCGTAACTCGGTCAACGCTTTATTAACTACAGCCTCCTGTTCAGCCATTTTTGCTTTCAACATTTCCTTAAAGTTCATTTTGTTTCCTCCTTAGATTTTTTATTTTAGCTTGGTATAGGGCGGCAAGGGCTTGCGGGTCAGGTGTTGGTGCTGGTTCGGGATCCGGTATTGGATCAGGTGCAGGTTCTGGCTCAGGTATCGGTCCTGCCGGCGGATCTGGTATTGGATGAATTACCGGTTCAGGATCAATTGCTACAATCTTAGGCCTGAAACTCTCGAAATTTTTGAAGATTGACGTATCAACCCGAATATCTCCACAAACTAAAAAAGTGCCATCTATTGATGCGGCAACTTTCATCTCATCTTCCATATGTGTGGAAAATCCGTTTGTAAAAGCCTCATCGGCTGTCATCCACGTCTCGTCATCCATTAACTTAATGATCTCATCTCTAGTTATAGAGACTTTTGGTTCATATGAGTTAATGATTGTTTCATCAACCTTATCTAGGATTGATGCCGATTTTCGCATATCGTTAGCATTACCTCTAACTCCCGACTGCGCTTTGTGAATCATGACAATTGTGTTTTTAGGAGTATGCCTTTCTTCGCCAACCATAAAAATAGTTGAAGCGATTGAGGCAACTAGTCCGTCGGCATGGGTATTCTTCGTGGCCTTGTGCCTCTCTAGCATATTTGCAATCGTTTGCCCCGCAAAAACATCCCCACCAGGACTATTGATATAAATATTAAGAGTGTCTATATTGTCGCCAAGTCTATCTAGCTCTTTTTTGAAGTCAGTAGGAGTTATCTCGTCGCCCCACCACACTTCGGAAGCAATTGGTCCATACATGGTTATCTCGGCAGTATTTTTCTTTTCTCCCTTTGCCTCGATCTTCCACATACGGGTTTTGCTGTTCTTTTTCAGTTCATCACCCCCTCTCATTAATCATTTTGAATATTTCCTCCGCCATAGCCTTAGTAGACGCCGATTTTGCCTGGTCAATCGGTTTCCCTGCCTCGTGCATATTTAAAGGTTCAAGGTAGATATCACCAGCGGGACCAATGCCATTCATGTTTTCAAGCCTTCGTATGTCATTTACTGATAGCCATCCCCATTGGCGGCCAACAGCATAGGCTTCAGCTCTACTTTTTGCGTCTCCTCGAAGCAACGCATCAATTTTGAATTCGATATAATAACCCGCTCTGCGTTCCGATGGGCTCAAAAGTTGCATATTAATATTCTCTTCCCATCGTTTGAACCACGGAAGCATGGTATACATGATGAATTCAAGGGATTGGTGCTCGATGTTGTTGTTCGTACTACGTGTTAAGTCGCCCACCAAATGTAATGGGACTCTGTACATACGAGCAACATCCTCTACTTGGAATCTTTTGTTTTCGATTAGTTGGGCATCGGCTGGTTTCATGGCGAATTGTTCAAACTTGCCCCCACCTTCAAGTAGCATCGGCGTCCCGGTATTTCTAAGACCTGCGTAATTTTCCTTGAGATCCTTTTTTAGCCTTTGGAATGATTCTTCTCCTAATTCTCCAGGAAAGCTAAATGCGCCACTTGAGTTAGCCCCGTTTTTATAAAAGTTAACTCCGAATTGTTCGTAGCTCATTCCTAATCTGATAGCACTCGCAGCGAATTCTATAGGCGAAAGGCCTACTATACCATCAAAGGAGATCCCCGGAACATGAAACACTTGCTCGCGTCTGAGAGTCCTTTGAGACGTTCCGTCAGTTATCTTATACGCGAGCTTTTTAGTATCTCTGTCCCTTCCTATGTCCACCATTTGCCACTTGTAGGGGTATAAGCCGACAACATCTCCGAATCTATTGACAAGCTTCTCGCATACGATGTTTCCACCCAGGTTTGCATTCATCATGCAAGTTTCTTTAAAGTTAAACGGTGACATTTCTTCATTTGGAGCATTATGGAGTATATCAAACGCCGCTGTATCTCTTGTTACTTCCCTGTCACCATTGGCATTTTTGCGATATTCCATGGCCGGCATACTCGCGAATGTTTCTCCAAGTACTCGGCAACATGCAAAGACCGCCGAATATTTCATGGCGGTCTTTGTGTCTATTCCGGAATATCCATCCTCTCCGTTCATGTCTTTGCCGGTTATGAATCTTTGGACATATTCCTCAAAATATTGATTTGAGAATAAAAGTTTTGCCCTTTGAATTAGTTTCACAAAACTACCACCTCCCTAAATTGGCGACTATTACAACAGGGATCTCATCCCGCGTTTTTCGTAAATATTTTTTTTCTCCTTATTGGCAAGCGCTAACTTATGGGCATCGATTATTGCGTCAATTGGGTCGATTCTCTTTTTAGCAAGATCCTTGTCTATCTTGATTTCCTTAAAACTATTACTTACTGTCTTCGCATTTGCCACACTCCACGACAATAACCTGTTTCGTTTGTCGTAGACGATGTTTCCCGCTTCAGCCTCAAGCCTAAAATCGACTGTGGCATCGTTTAGGCTCTTGCAGCTCTGGACTATTTCAACGCAATCGACACCGAATTCCTCAAGATCATTTAAAAAAGCATCTGCGTTATGAGGGTCATACGCGATGCCTTTGAGCTTGAGATCATATTTTTTTATCAGGTCCTTGTAGTAAGCGATAATGTACTTATAATCCGTTTTGATGCCGCCAAGCGTTTCCGTCACTGTTAATAGCTCGTCCCTGATCCACATATCGTAAGGTGCATTGTCTGTTTTAATGTGCTCGGCAACTCTCTTTGCCGGAATGAAACTATGGGAGTGGATATAATATTTCTTTTCAGCATCAACCATAAATGGAAAGTCCAACGCTCCGGATGTTAAGTCACCGCCGGATGAAAGGTCAAGTCCCAAATAGCATTCTTTACCTCGCATATCCTCAAGAGTTGTTTCACTTTCACACTCCTTCCAGTGCTCCAGGTTCATGTACTGTGTGTCGGCAAATTGCACCCAGATGTTAAGGCTTTTGGTCATGAAATTACGGAGTTCTTCGCCTTGCATTTGCTTGGCCTTGATCGAGTCCGCCCTTAAGCTTGTTAGGGTTTCGGGCGTCCATAATGGATTTGCTTTAGGCCAAACTGATTCGTCAAATATGCCATCCTTTTTCTTGATATCCTCTTCGTCGAGTTCGCAAATGAAAACGAATTGCGTCTCATCATCCACTAGGCCAGCGAGGATGTTTTTGCAATAGTTGTATAGTTCGTAGCATGGGCCATTTAGATCAAAGCCAGCTGTTGTTATGACGGATATTAGGCACTGCTTCAATTTCTTTGTCCCATCGCTTAGGAGCTTGTACATCTGGCTATCTTTGTGTAGGTGGTATTCATCGACAGATCCGAAATAGGGACGAAATCCGTCAATTGATTTCGTGTCACGCCCCAGCGCTCTTATCTCCCCATGAGTTTCATTGCAAAGTATCTTGCTTGCATAATCCTTGACAGTAAATAAGCCGTCTTCATATTTTGTACCGCTTAATTCCTCATCAGAGTCAATAAATTTAATGCACTCTTTTAGCACGATCCTAGCCTGGGCTTCTTTCATCGCAGTACAGTAAACTTGCGGATATTGGTACCCGTCGAAATTACCATAGTAAAGCGATGGAACGGCATTTCCTAGTGACTTCCCATTCTGGCGGGCAACTTGGATGTAAGACGTTCTGAATCTGCGATATCCTTCGAGAGTGAGCCATCCGTGGAGTGAGCCGAAAATGAAGTCTTGGAATGGTCTGCAGTTTAACGGCTGCGGATCCTCCCCTTCCGCCAGCGTTAGCGATTCGGCGAAGTCGATTAATTCATGGGCTCTTTCGGGGGCCCAGAAGTATGGGAATTCTGGTGTTCCTTGCCGTTCGAGGTCCCGAAGATGTCTCTTACAAGCAAGTATTTCAGTCTTGCCGGAGATGGTTTTACCGGCTACGACATCTAGCGCAAACTGAGTAGGTCTATCCACTTTTGCCAGATCCAAACCTGCCAAACTTACTGGGAGCCTTGGATTCTTTCGGCTTTTGCGGGACGTTTTTAACCTTGGATAGAGGGTTTAGGAAAAGCCTGTCCTCCATTTTGATGAGCATATCCATTTTTTTGTTTATTGCCGATTCTAGTTGCAGGTCAACGCTTGATTCTAACAATTCATAAATGGCAAACCTGAAATCTTCGGGTAGTAGATCACTGTATTTCTTCCAATCAATCTGGAGAGAAGTGATCCTATTTCTCGTATCCAAGAGTCTCAAGTATTCCGAATGTGTCATGCAGTACCTAGCCAGCATTCCGATGTCCCCACTGGAAACGAAGTTGACATCCTTGTAGACCTTGATTATCTCTTTCCATTTTTTGAATGCTTGAATATCTCTTTTGACATAATCCGGACATCGCAAAGTATTTGTTCCAGTCTTGATCTCGGAATCTTTGCGCTGTTGTATTTCTTCTTTGGTAAGATG